TCAGTCCTCCTGCCATCTCCAGGATGGCCAATAATATCCCTGACCGAAGCGCGCGCCAGCATGAAGCGCGCATGTACGGTCCCGTTCTGTTTCAATGCCTTCAATAAGCACATTCGCAGCAATTTTTGAACAAAGGGTGACCAGCTGTGTCAGCGCCGGCGTTTCACGTAAACGCCAGAAAGCGATCTTATCGATTTTTATTCCGCTTAACGGCAGGCGACAGGATAAAAATGCTTGCCCTGACGCTTCATCAATATCATCCAGCCAGATCCGGTGTCCCCGCGCGGTCAACTGCTGAAGCGCACAACTCACCCTCTGACGTACCGGGTCTGAGAGTGAAAAGAACGAGGCAGGTTCCACGAGTTCAATGTTCAGCGGTGGGCTGTTAAGTTGCAGTAAACGCTGGAACATTTCCGGTATGGTCAGAACGGTTATCGGCAAATTTATGAAAAGGTTGTCACAGGGGAAGGGGTTTTTTAACGCGGCGATCTGTGCTTCCAGCAACACAAGCGCCCGGGTGGCTGACCAGTCCTGGAAAAAGCTTTCGCTTTGCTGATGCGGCGACAGCACGCTGAGCACTTCGGCTCCCACCGCGCGTGAAGAGGAGAGGGCGACAATAGGTTCAAGCTTAATGCCTGTAATGTCGTGTGAGATGTGCTGCACGCACGCGGGAAAACCTGTCTGCTCTGGCGCTGTCACTCCGTCGTCCTGTTCACTTCCAGCCTCCAGGCGGCCGGGATACCGCAGGACAGTGTGAAGGTGAAGTAAACAGGAAAACAGCAGGCGTTACTTAAAAGCGGCTAAGCCTTTTCGCAGCCCGTAAAAGAGGGATAAATGTTGAAAAAACAGCCGTATTTACAATCAGCTAGTCATTATCGCCAGAGAAGGCGGAAAAGGCATTGACTCACTACGCATTGACCGTATAATTCCAGGCGTTTCACCACCGCGAAGTACACTCTTCTCCGTGCGCCCTTAGCTCAGTTGGATAGAGCAACGGCCTTCTAAGCCGTAGGTCGTAGGTTCGAATCCTACAGGGCGTGCCATTATGAATCATGTACTTACGCCTCCTTCGCTTCCTCCTGATTTCCGATGTGGGACATATTTGGGACATCAACCCCAAAAATTGAGTCAATTTGCTTCGCATGCTCAGTTAAATGGTTAGGTGCTAAGTGGGCATATCGACGGACCATTTCGATACTTTCCCAGCCGCCCATTTCCTGCAATACAGACAACGGAACTCCGGACTGAATTAACCAGCTTGCCCATGTGTGTCTCAGGTCGTGGAATCTGAAATCCTCAATACCTGCACGCCGACATGCAGCATTCCATGCGCTCTGGTCATCAACCCGCATCTTCCTTACTGATGGAGTCTTTGAGCCATCAGGTCGAACACCGGCTTTCATATGGACGAACACCCATTTATGATGATTGCCAATCTGATCGCGCAGCACCTTACAGGCCGTATCATTCAGCGCTACGCCAATAGCTCTGTTTGATTTGCTGTCTTCAGGATTCACCCAGGCAACACGACGCTGCATGTCGATTTGCTGCCATTCCATATTGATGATGTTTGAACGACGAAGACCGGTTGCCAGCGCAAACTTAACAACCGATCTCAGTGGCTCAGGACACTCCTCAATAAGCCTCTTCGCCTCATCATGCTCCAGCCAGCGTACCCGCTTATTCCTTACAGCCGGCACTTTAATCACAGGCGCCTTTTCCAGCCACTTCCAGTCACGTTCTGCCGCACGCAGAATGGCTTTCATCAGTGCCAGATGTTTGGCCTTGGTTGAAGTGGTGACGGGGGAGGCTGAATATACCGGTGCTGGCTGTCCATTCTTCTGCGCCGCTGCTGCCTGAACCTTCCATATCTCAAGCAGCTTGCGGTTGCTCATCTTGTTAACTGCTGAGTAAATCCTTTGCTCAGTGACATCCTTTAATCGAACCCCCTCAAAATGAGCCAGCCAGAACGCCATGCGGCTGCGGTCGTCTTTCAGTGACTTCTTCTCGGCCTTTTCCTCAAGCCACCGCATGCAGGCATCATCAAACGTTACATAAGGGAAATCACCAAGCCGGTCTACTCGCCACAATTCAGCTTTGCGCTTGTCATGTAGCTCAGTAGCGAGCCGTTTGTCGGAAGTCCCAAGGCTTTCCTTAATTCGCTTCCCGCCCGGGAGCGAGTACGATGCGTACCATATTTCACCTCTGCGGAAGAGTGACATTTGGTTTCCTCTTTAATGCCATCACCCGCGCTCACTCCGACAGTATGCAGCGGAGACTGGAGCGCCGCAATGCAGGCTTGCCGTGTAGTGAGGTATGGGGATTTAGGTTTGGAAGGGTCTTTGCGCGTTGCCTGAAGGCGGCCTGTGCGAATCCAGTTGGTGGCGGTAGGTCTGGATATCTTGAGAAATGCACAGGCCTCATCGAGTGTGAGGCTGTGTGATTCCATGGTTACTCCGCTTCTTCTTCGACGTCTTTTACGTTAGCGATGTCATAGAATTGCCCATAAGTTATTTTCTTGAATCCTTCAGGTATAACAACTTCTCCATGTTTTTCTTCTTTGTTATTAGGTATTGCAAAGATAAGGCAATCATCGCGCTGCGGGTGCTTTCCTCCATATGTGGATAACATAGCGAAACCAAATCCGCGACCAGATTGCCCGCCAATGCCTGTACGCATAATTCCGTAATGGTTAGTGATGTAGTCATTCCACTCAGGCAAGGCCTTTAGCTTGGCGTTGGCTTTGTGGATAACGGTATCAAGCTCCTTGTTGTACGCGCGACCTTCTTTTGTATTTCCTTTCCCTCTAGCAATCACAACTCGTTTCCCATCCCAAAAGTCCTCTCGCTTGATTGTCATAGGGCATGGGAACTCATAACCCGTATCCCAAACGAAGCTTTGCAGCAGTCCTCCTCCGCCCCAGTTGCTAGTCGTTGTCCATGCTATAGCGCCAACCTTCTCTGCTGCCGCTGGCAGGATGGAATTTCGCTGTTCGTTAATGGCATCGTATGACTTGATGAGCGCCTTTACATCATCACCTTCAACCATGTAGTAATCGTAATATTTGCTCTGGTCTGACATTCACCCATCTCCTTACGCTAATTTCTTATACACACGAGGCTCATCAACAGTAGCCGCGCGAAGTTCGTGTTCTGCGTGAGAACTGTAATCACCGGAATCCCACTCAATGCGATACCATGTCGGCCTGTTCTCCTGCTCCGTAACTCCATCAATCACTCCTTTGATATCGCCTGACTTGTGCTTCACGATTGCGCCCACAGCAAATTTAGCCATAACAAGCCCTCTGACATGTGAATGAGTGAAGAGATACCCGTCCATGCAATAAGAGCCATGATGACGGCTGCCACTGGATTGAGTTGCATACGGACTCCGGATAAAGAAAAACCCGCTGGGTGCGGGTTTGTTATGAATGCTTGCGCCTTCTTCTGTTGATCATTGCGACCAACACAAACGCACGATGGTCTCTCATTCCTTGTGTCATCACGCCTCCTGCTGCGGTGATGCTGCTATCATCCGGCGATACACATCGTAAGTTCCGAATTGTTCATCACCAGCCTCAAGCATTTCATGGGTGGGTTCTTCTGGCACCATCACCCAACCATCCGGAGTCACCGGAGAGTTGCCGCTCACGGCCTCCTGAAAGCGTTCAAGCTCCACGTACTCCTGACATGACCAACCGCCATCAATGAAATCGCGAGCTTCAACAGCGTCGAAAGTGAATGATGTTTCGCAGCCAGTTGGTGAGGTTAAGCCGTACAGGTCTGCTACCGGCTTAAATTGCGTGACTGGTATGGTACCTTCATTGGTGAGGGTACCATCTGCACCCTGAAGCATGGCGGCGCGGCAGGCGTTCCAGCCGACAGCTTTTCCGTGTTCAAACGCGCTGTCAAAGTCATCATCCATTTCCATCGCAGCGGGTACAGGTACCGGCGCTGGCGGGGCGGTGTAAAGCGGCGTTACTTCTCGCAGCGGGTCGGCATAATCATTGCCACTATCGAAGCTGACGTTGTTTTTTGCGCCGCCGCCTGACAGTAGCCACGCCACAGGCTCCGCTTCGAGCGATGCCAGCGCCAGCTTCATCGTCGCCAACGCCTTAGCCGCATCTTCGTTTACTGCGCCTGGCATCGCATCGAGCTCTTCTTCAAGCTCCGCGATTGTCTGCTGGAGCCATTCTTTGGTTAATGTCATGGGTTAGTCCTCACCTTGAATGCGAATGCCAGCTGAGAAAAGTAACTCGATAATCTCCGATGCTTCGTAACACGCCACCTTGCCAGCCCACAATTTAGTTGTTGGCAGCTTCACAACCAGCTTGTTGCGCTCCAGTTGGCGAATAATTTCCGACGCAGAATCGTGAGCCTCTCGAAAAGATCGGGCCTGACGGAGCATATTCTCATAGCGTTCCTCTGCGGCTTCCAGCTCATCCAGCAGCGCCAGCACGGTTTGTGAATGTATGTCCATGTTGAACACGCCATGCTCCTGAGCTTTCTCTGCTGTTTGGCGCAGAGCCTGTTTGTCGATGTTGCTCATTGTGCGGCCTCGCTGGTTAACTTTTTGAGAATGGCATCAAGAGCCTTACGTTTTCCGATATACCCGCCACCAACCCACTCTCCACGAAGCAAGGCGAAATATTTCCCGTCGTCTTCGTGATATGGGCCACGGATAGACCAGTCGGTTGTGATGGCGTCGACCGCCTTTTTAGCTTCTGCGAAATCCATCATGCTCATGACTGCACTCCTTTGCGAATTTGAGCTGCGATCTCGTTAAGCTCGTCGAATACGTATCCGCTACCCCAGCGTTCCGATGCAGCATGTTCAATAGCACTGGCACGCACTTCAGCCAGGAAAGCGTCGGTCGCAGGGGTTTTGTTCAAGATGTAGAAATCATCACCCTCCTCCATGACGCTTGGATCGCCCGACATTTCAGCGTGTTTTTCGGCGCTGTAAGACTCTACTCTCACCAGCCCAATTTCTTTAGCCACTTCCTGAATCTGATCGCCTGTGATGTCACAACCATCGAATGCTGCGTTGATTGCGAACATGAAAAATCGTTTAAACCCCTGAGCTTCCGCAGCCAGCGCAGCGCATCTGGCTTCAAGTGCGGCGTAGTCTTCGTATTTAACGAGCGCTCCATCATCAGAAAACTGTAATCCGGTCATTCCATCTGCTGAATATCCATCCTGATATCCATAGTCATAACGCTTTACGCTCATTTCTTTGCCCTCTGGTTTAACCACGCTGTCAGGGATTTGTTCTCGTTCACGCTTGGGAATGACTCGCGCTTCAGCATTTCTTCGCGTGGGATATCGTTGATGGGTTTGATGCGGTGGCGGGCTACCAACTCGTTTGGAGTGATGCCTGGGTCATACGTTAATCCGATCATGATGGCAGCCTCGATAATTTTGCTCTGACTGAATATATTGAACGGGAGGTGGCTTCTGCGATTTCGTTTGGAGAGTTCGATGAAAAGAGAGCTAATTCCTTTTTGCTCCATGGCTTGTTGTCGCTGGAGATTAACTTGATGCCTAATCTTCCAGCCTTGCTCCATATCGACATTTCGGAGCGCTCAAGCTTTTCCGCTATTAGCTTTGGTTCCATGGTGGAAGCAACTTCGCGCAAGAAGTCCTCCTCCCATGATTCCCACAGGAGGTATGTCATACTTAATCCTTATTTGATTAGTAGAGTTGGCTTACCGAGTTTCAGTGACGCGCCAGGGATGGAATTTCCAGCCTTGAGTTGATGCTTGATGGCTAATTTGTCGGCTTTAACAGATGTAACGTACTCGACATACTCAGGCGGCAGGGAGCCTTCATCTGTGATTTCTACAGACTCGACAGGAGCGCGAACGATTACCTGATGGATGCCAGCTTTGAGTGATTTTTTACCTGCCGTTTCGAGAGATGCGGCAACATACTCCTTCATGCTTGCAACGCGGTTTTCTGCTGCCTTTGCACGCTCAGCAAGGCGATTACTTTCTTCTTTCAGCGCCTCTGCATAAGCAGATTCGTTTTTGCAGACAGCGAGGATTTGCTCTACCTTCGCTTCCAGTTCCCATTCAATCCCATCCAGGGTGTCAGCAATCATCTCGGGTTCCATGCCCGAGTCCGAAAGCTTGGCAAAATCATTTGCAATCTGATACAAGGCGGTCATTATGCTGCCTCCGGAAATTTTGGTTTGCATTCATGGTAGATGGCCTGAACGTCCTGCTGCAATTTCATTCCCATGGTCAGCTTAAACGCTTCCTGGAACTTGATTTTCAGGTCGAATAACGTATCTGCTTTAGCCATCTCATCGCACAGGACCTGAACGCGTTCAATGACTTCCTGTTGGCGCTTGCGCTCGTCCTCGCGAATATCTTCTTCTGACTTATGAGGCATGACCGGTTCCTGATGCATTCCTTCATCTTCATTGAGCAGGTGAATAGCGTTATCTAGACGCTGTGCTTTAGGCCAGTATTTAGAAGCGCGCTTGACGATGGTCTTACGGGCCATTTCTTCCCAGAACGTCTTCCATGGGCCGTTCTTTGCCTTGCTGGTAGCTTCCACCGACTTGATTTCTGCCAGGCTCATTTCTTCAGTCAGGTAATCTCCGTCAGCAGTCTTAACAGTGCAATAACCACCGACAACCTCGCCACGCTCACCAAACGCGTTGTATTTGTGCGTAGGAGCGCTATCAAGGCCGTTTGACTCATACGTGTCAGCTGAGTACACCAGTTTGCACTGCCCCCACTTAATGGAGCCTGTAGACTGCGCAAGGTGCAGCAATCCCATGTAGCTGATATCCAGGCACACCATTCCGTCGCGAGGCACCAGATAAGCCAGCTTGCTTGCAGGGTTCAACGTAATGCCAATGGCTGCTACGTTGATGATCGCGTTCTGCGCGCTGGTAGGATTCGACAGTGCAGTTTTGGCGAGGAAGTCATTTTTCTGGAAGTACTGAATTGCGAACTGGCTTTCCTTAGCCCATGTGACTGTCTGCTCAGTTAACGCGCCGCAGAATAATGGTTCCTGCTGTTTAACAAACTCAACGATATTGCTCATGCTGCATCCTCGAATGTATGACGGCGCATAAAGATAGAGAGTGCATACTCCACTTCTACGCGCGGTCTGAATATGTCCCACATAACCTCGGCGGCGAACTCCTGATAATTGCAGTCATCTTCGCCCAGCCACTCGACGGCCTGTTTCGTGTAATCGTCAGGTTTATGCGACTCCAGCATGTTGAGCACCGGTCGCATGTTCGCGCACAGCATCTCAACCTGCTTATCAATCGCTGCATTGTCAGCGTCGCTAAAACTAGCGATGATTTCCTTAATCTCTGTTTTGTCTGTCATCGTCAGGCGCATCTTCTGCATCCTCATTCTGCTGTTTCAACATGTCCTGCATAAGGCGGACAAAGGCATCTTCTGACCAGGTATCTGCAATACTCATTTCTTGGCGACCTTGATCAGCTGAGTTACCTCGATGATGTCCTCGCATAAATCCGTGTACTGGAATGGGCCGCAGTTATGTGAGTTAGTGCGACGAGCAAAAGCCATTCTGCGTAGCTCTTTCAGAGCTTCTTCCAGTTCTTCGTAAGTAGGTTTGCTCATGGCTGCACCTTTTGGTTCAGAAACTCAACCAGACGCTCCAGCAAGCTCTTAACGCGAGGCTGCTTGAAGTCTGCGCCGGTCAGGATATTGCGGCGTGAGTGTTGAATGGACGAGATTGCGTTGAAGCTACCCATCGGGGTAGCCCCTGCGAGATTTAATGTCTGCATGGGTAGTTCCTTATGTTGTGTATGATTGCATAGCGACTGAGCACTTGAATAAATGCTCACTGATATGCAGGTTAAAAAAATGGCCTCACGAAGAGGCCAAGATGACAACAAGGGGGAATTAATCAGAACATCACCTATCGTCTCCTTTAGATGATGTGAGCGCGGATTGGCTCACAATGCGGAATCGCTGAATCCGCATTAGGTGCTTATTCGCTTGGCGGGAATGGGATGTCCTGAGCGTAAATCCAGTGCGTTACTTCATCCGTTGCATGGTTATCCCATTCGTTTTCATCATCATCGAACCAGTCGTAACTGTTGTATGGCATTTTTTCACCGCGGGCGTTTGTTTCAAACGCATGGACGATACATAAAACCCGTCCCCCATACTCGTTCGGTTCCGGCATCCGCTCACTACACTTAATCCACTCCATCACTCCTCCCCCAGAGCCTTTGCAGCCTCTTTTGCTTTGTGAATCCATAGCAGAGCCATGTAGTACACAGCCTTTTCATCAGCGCCGGTGATATCCTGCTCTGCCATCCATTTTGTAAATTCAACTGCGTTCATATTCACCTCTGTGGCTTGCTGCCAAAAGAAGGCCGACTATGCGGCCCGAGTTAATCAATATCACCAGTCGCAATATACAAGGTCAAAATACCAACCAGTCCTTTAGCCTGCTCCCTGTCAAGAATCACATTCTCCTCACCGTGATAAATGACAATGTCTCCATCGCTATTTACAAAAACGCTTTTGGCATTAAAGTCATTAGTCTCTGCAATTGTTGCCATGCTTACCTCGCTGTAACCTGTTTTGATTTACGATGTCCAGCCGCGTACAGCGCCACTTCCGGCAGACACACAGCTCCACCTTCAACTTCCTTCTGACGCGTTCCGGCAAGCGAAATGGCTCTTGAAACACGCTCACTACAGCCTTCAGAAAGCCGTGAAAATGCACGGTCAATCTTTTTACAGTAGGTTTTCATCTCTTTGTGCTGGCGAGCACGTTCTAGTTTACGAATCTCTCTGGCTTTCATTGGATACCTCCAGTGGTTGCTTTGGCTGATTGGTGAATGTGACGTTGTGGCTCGCATCGCAGCAGCGCCTACCGCCATCCCGGTTCGCTCATGAGCTGCGCCTCATTCCGCGTTACTTTTGGGCCCGGTCACCAATCGCCAAAGCAACTTCCTTTGGCGGGGACGAATCATCCCCATGTCATCTTGTTAAAGAGCTGCCAATCAGTTCCGTTTGGCTACCAGCGTCCTGCTGATGGCTTAAATTTAAGTGTTCTTAATTTAATGGTCAAGTTGATTTTGAAGAAAACTTAAATAAATTCTCGAAATTTAAGTTTGTGGCTGATTTTTAAGGGAAATAAAAAAGCCCCAGAGAAGGGGCTTAAGGGAGGTTTGCTATCTTGGCGTCTACTACTACGCCGATTATCTTACAGTTGCCGTCAACTTCCATCATTGGGTACTGGGGGTTGAGAGGCTTGAGGAACTTTCTACCCGCGTCAATTACGAGCTTTTTGAAGGTGGCTTCGTTCTCGCCTTCAAGTTTTGCGACAACCAGCTTTCCATTTCGCGGCTCAACTTCTGGATCGACGAGAATCACCATTCCCTCAGGGATACTTAATCCGGCTGGCGAGGTCATTGAATCACCTTGCACGTCCAGCCAGAAAGAATCCTCTGAACACTCAACAGTTGTGTCATACCAGTTATCTATAGCTCTTCTGTGATAAGGCTCTACAGCTTCCATCCATTGCCCTGCGCTTACCCAACTGATGAGAGGATACGATCCTCTCGGTTCATGCCTACTGTGATAGGCGATATTGGACTGGCTTGAATCTCCCTTCATAAGATAGTCAGGAGAGCACTGGAGAGCCTTGGCGAGAGCAAGCAAGTTCTCACCATTAGGTTCTGTCTCAGAGCGCTCCCATTGCGATATAGCAACATTCGAGACGCCGACCATTTTACCGAGTGCGGCCTGTCGGATCTTGAGCTCTTTTCTTCTGGCGCGTATGCGCTCACCCATCAAAGTTGTATTCATAGTTAAGACATCTTAAATAAACTTGACTTAAGATTCCTTTAGTGGATAATTTAAGTGTTCTTTATTTATTTCGGAGCGAGTCTATGTTCAAGAAGGAAGTTATTGACCACTTCGGAACCCAGCGAGCTGTTGCTAAGGCTTTAGGCATTAGTGATGCAGCGGTTTCTCAGTGGAAGGAAGTGATCCCAGAGAAGGACGCCTATCGACTAGAAGTCGTTACAGCTGGAGCCCTGAAGTACCAAGAAAACGCCTATCGCCAGGCAGCTTAAGTAGTAGAAGTACCGCTCTTTACACAATTAGGCCAGGGATGTTTCGTCCCTACAACCAACGCATCAACCGATGCGTATTTACTTATTAACTAAGGAATATATTCACACATGGAACACGCAAACAAACGCAACGAGGCAATGCGCATTGAAAGTGCGTTGCTTAACAAGATCGCCCTGATTGGCACAGAGAAAACAGCAGCAGCTGTAGGTGTCGATAAGGCACAGATTAGCCGATGGAAGCGAGACTGGATTCCTAAGTTCTCGATGCTTCTGGCAGTGCTTGAATGGGGAGTTGTTGATGATGAGATGGCGAGACTTGCTCAGCAGGTGGCGTCGATTCTCACAAAAGAAAAACGTCCAGCTGTTGGTAGCAGTCTGGACGCTTAAGCACACTGTGTTACGCCAAGTAACAGGAGTAATTATGACAAAACCACTCAGTCCTTACCAGGACAAAATGCATAAAAACATACTACGTGATCGCTTCCTGTCCAGCTTCAAGCAGCCTGGTCGATTTCGGGCTGAGTTGGAGAAAGTGAAGCTGATGCAGAAGGAGAAAGGTCATGAGTAATCTCGCAACCGTAACACCTATAAAGCCTCACCTTGAGGTTGTGGAGCATCGCGTGGCAGATACCGAAGATGGCTTCATGCGCGTTGCTAACGAGCTTACAGACAGCTTACTGATGGCTGATTTAACCGTCCGGCAGTTGAAGGTAATGCTCGCTATCATGCGCAAGACATACGGATTCAATAAGCCAATGGACAGGCTCACAAACACGCAGATAGCAGCAATGACCGGTATTCATCACACGCATATCTGCGCCGCAAAACGTCAGCTGATTGAGCGCAAGTTTCTCATTGCAGACGGGGTTAGAATTGGCGTTAACAAGGTGGTCTCAGAGTGGATTAGCCAAGACAGCTTAACATTAGCTAAGACGGCTAATAAAACATTAGCCAAGTCAGCTAATGGGTATAAGCCAACTCAGCTAAACACAAAAGACAATATTCAAAAGACAATAAATACAAATACCCCCTTACCCCCTAAAGGGGGATGTGCTGATGGTTCTAAACCTGAAAAGCGAAAGACCGTTCGCATCAACTACAACGAGTATCTTGAAGCCTACAACGAAATCGTGGGTGACAGATTACCTCACGCTGTAGAGGCCAACGCAGAGCGTCAGCGCAAACTCAAGAAGCTGATTAACTCTCTCGCTACCAAAAACATCGACGGCTACCGGGCATACGTGAAAGCGTTCATGAACGCTGCAAGGCCATTCCATTTCGGTGATAACGACCGAGGCTGGGTGGCGACGTTTGATTACCTGCTGCAACCGAAAGTATTAACCGCAATTCGTGAGGGAACGCTATGAGACAGGATATCGAGGCCAGCGTTATTGGCGCACTACTCCTTGGAGGTTTAACACCATCTGCAAACGATGTGCTGGAAATGCTTGAGCCAGAATATTTTGCCATTCCGCTTTACCAGAAGGTCTTCTCTGTCATCCGCAAACATGCTCGCACAAGAAACATGATCGACGGCCTCATGGTCGCAGAGGAGTGCGGTGATGAACATTTTGCCGATGTGATGGAGGCTGCCAAAAACTGCCCTAGCACAGCAAACCTGAAGGGTTATGCAGGAATGGTAGCTGATATGCATGAGCGCCGAATGGTACTCAAGCTTATTGACGATGTGCGAGGTGTTATCAGCAACGGAACGCGTGACACATCGGCGGCAGCCATAGACGAGTTAACGACAAAGTTATCACTTATTCGAAAACCTAGAGGTGAAGTTAAACCTGTCCATCTGAAGGAAGTTCTCACTGAGTACACGGATATTCTGGACAAGCGATTACGCAATGGAGAGGAATCTGACACTCTTAAAACTGGAATAGCTGAGCTCGATGCAATTACTGGCGGAATGAACCCAGAAGACCTCGTGATCATCGCAGCTCGTCCCGGGTGCGGAAAGACGGAAATCTCTCTCAAGATAGCCGAGGGCGTTGCGTCTAAAGAGATACCCGGTACAAATAGAAAGCGTGGCGTGCTGATTTTCTCAATGGAGATGAGTAAGACGCAGATCGCGGAGAGGAGCATTGCCGGTAGTGGGAATATGTCAGTAAACGTTCTTCGAAATCCAGCCAAGTTGGACGATGAAGGATGGGCGCGTATCGCGAATGGAATATGTGCGCTCAAGGAGTTGGACGTTTGGCTGGTAGATGCTTCTAAGCTCACGGTAGAACAAATTCGCAGTGTTGCAGAGCGTCACAAACAGGAGTACCCAGATCTATCTCTCATCATGGTCGATTACCTCGGGCTGATTGACAAGCCAAAATCAGAGCGAAATGACCTTGCTATTGCTCATATCTCAGGAAGCCTCAAGGCAATGGCTAAAGAGCTTCGCACAACGGTTATTTCTCTTAGCCAGTTGTCGAGAAAGGTTGAGGACCGTCCTAACAAACGTCCAAATAACTCAGATCTACGCGACTCAGGAAGCATTGAGCAGGATGCTGACTCCATCATCATGCTTTACCGTGAAGCGGTGTATGATGAGAACTCCCCCGCAGCACCGTTTGCAGAAATAATCGTTACCAAAAACAGGTTTGGATCGCTTGGAACAGTATACCAACGATTCATTAACGGACATTTTCATGATTGCGACCAGGAAGAGGCGCGCAAAGCTTCTACAGACAGCAAGCCAGCGCAAGGCAGAAGGTACGCAAAAGGAGCACCGGTATGACATTAAAGAAAATTGACGCACAGGAATACATGCGCAGAGAAGAAGAGCTCTCTCGAATCGTTACCGTAGATGACACTCATATCGTTTTCCATATTCCCGGAGGCTACATCGACGGAGACTATGAAATCGCCTTGAGCTCATGCAAGACAGGTGAGCAGATTGTCAGTTGGATTTTTCACCTTACTGAAAAGCAGTGGGTTGATAGAGACATCTTGCGTCGCTTTATCAAAGAGGCCAGCCATCACGCAGGAATAACACTTTAGAACATTGCGGGGGAAGCAATGAACACACGAGACAAAATACTCAACCACCTTGAAAGCAACAAACCAACATCAGCAAGAGAGTTTCACCAGCTTACCGGCGCACCAAAATCCCGCATTACCCAATTACTCCGCGAACTCACAGAATCAGGCTAGCTTGAAATCCACAGCGTCCATAACGGAATCAAGCGTTATCGGCTGACTGAGCTTCATGCTAACCGACGCCAGGCGATTCTGGACTGGCTGGAAAGCGGTAACGATGGAACTTCAGGAGCTATCTCAGCAGCAACCGGAGTAGACCTGCAAATGACAGCGCAGATTCTGGCATCGCTGAGCAAGCAGGGTGAGGTTTATCGTGAATGGTTAGGCCGCGAGAAGGTCTGGCTGTATCGCAAAAATGCGCCGTTTACGTTTGGCTTAGCCAACCCACTGACTGCATTTATCAACAAGGCATTAAGGGAGGTGAGGACGTGAAGGAATTACGAGACATTCTTGCACTAGCATTTTTCGCAGCTATTCCAATCAGCGGGTTTTTAAGCGTGGCATTTCTTATGTACCACGAGAAATCCGGATGGGGATGGCTTCTGTTCGCAGTGATTTTGATTGCCGGCAGTACACACATGAAAACAGGCGACTAACACCCCAGCACGCTGATGGAGAGGAATGATGACAACGATTGGTGTTCTTTACGACGAATGGACGAAAGAGCGGTTCAGGCGTCACTACAAGATGGCAAAGGTTATCCACAACAAGTCTTATCGTAATGACTACCGCAAGGTAATGGCAAAGAACATGTAGAAGAATATCGACAGGATATTCCCTCGCGGAAAGGCTGTCTGGCGCTTACTCAAAACCAGCAGGACGATATGTTGATGGAGAGGAATATGGACGAATCAAGAAAGGCTTTCGAGCAATGGGCATTAGAGGTTATGCAGTTCACGCCTGATGAACTGACGTGGGATGAAAAGCGCAACTGCTATCGGGATTATGTGCCGCATATGGCATGGAAAGGCTGGCAGGCAAGCCGTGAAGAAATAGCAAAAGGCTCTATTGTTGCGTACCAAGATTTCTACGGTAACGCAATTAGCGCAGGAGACTTCGATGGCGGAGAAGATGAGATGCACGAGACAGCACATCAAGAAGGATGGATGCCACTTGTCTGCGCCGCTGGAATCAAAGTGAAGGAGTGAGTATGAGCGAGTTAAAGCCGTGCCCGTTTTGTGGTGGACACGCTGAAGCATTAACTACAGCTGGCACTGAGTTCGGAACTTATTGGCATTTCGCTGAGTGTATGACGTGCGATGCAAAATCAGGACTGTATGAGTCAGAGGCTAACTTAATAGAAGCCTGGAATCGGAGAGCAGGAGATGAAACAGACAATCTTCCTTCGAAGTAAGCAACAACAGCAGTCAGCAATAAACGCCATCCTCGCATCACCCCTCGACAACGACCGACCAATCACCATTCGAATCTCTGACTACAAGCGAAACATTGACCAGAACGCGAAATTTCACGCGCTTTTGGGCGATATCGCTCGTCAGGTCACATGGTGCGGAAAGCAACTCAAGCCTGAGCAGTGGAAGGTATTGCTGATTAGCGGTCATGCAGTAGCTACAAAGCAGGAGGCTGAAGTAGTGCCCGGGTTAGAGGGTGAGTACGTCAACATCCGCGAGAGCAGCTCTGAGATGAGCGTAGGACGCATGGCGAGCCTTATCGAGTACACAACCGCCTGGGCTATCGGTCAGAACGTAAGATTCACTGACAGGAGGTATGAATGAGTCGACAGCGACGAAGCATAACCCAAATCGCAATGGACAACCTGATATTCATCCCCACCAGACGCTCCAGAAACAAACCAAAGCCAGTTCCAAACGAATCAGACGTAACAACCTTCAATTACACCGCGCACCTGTGGGATATCCGCTGGCTGAGTGACCGTGCGAGGAAATAGCTATGAGCGATATTGATGAGTATATGGATCGCCTTGATACCCTTCTTGCTGATGCAGTTAGTGATGAAGTCGACCCGATGTATCTACTGCTAAGCGCCTGTCTGGCATATCTGGAAGAAGAGCTTAGCGATGAAGAAGATCAAACACTGACTGTAGATTTTGGCGATGTAACGGTCGTCATCAGTCTTGAACCATCAGAAGATACGAGGTTGCATTGATATGGACTATTCACAGTTATCAGATTTTGAAATTAACAAGCGCGTTGCAGAGGTTATTTATAAAGACAGGGATGGTCTATTTGTTGCCAGAAATCTCCCTAGCAGAGAAGAGGTCACAATTGTTGCTGAAGTTAATTCTGAAGATATCTGTATAGCAGCTGCTGACTACTGCAACAACGCAGCAGACGCATGGCCGATTATCGTCAGCAACCAAATATCTCTTATGTACGAAGAATCGATAGGCAAATGGTGTACCGGTAAACCTTATTGGGTCGATGGTTGCGAATGGCAGCTTGATATCGATGTGATGGAAGCTAATCCTCTCCGTGCCGCCATGGTCTTCTTCCTCATGATGCAGGATGCCAAACATGCTTAGCCAATCAGAAGCCCAATCCTACGAGCAGCAGAGCATACGTCGAACGTTGTGCGCAGGCTGCACGAAGGAGCTAACGCCAGAGGAAACCTACGCATGCTCTGAATGCGTGGATGAATGGCTGATTTATCGTGATCCGAATGGAGATATCTCAGATGGCAATATACCGGAGCAATAAATGGCTTCAGGCAGTCAGGGAGCTAGATTGCTGCGTTCTGTGTGGTCGTTATGGGGTTCAGGCGGCACACCGGAACGAAGGGAAGGGAATAGGAATGAAGGTCGATGACTGCTTAACGGCGGCGCTATGCGAACAATGCCATACGCGCATAGACAACGGAAAGGATATGACCCGGGAAGAGCGCAGGGCTGAAATGGATAGAGCCATTGTCCTTACTCTCAGGCAATTGGCTAACGGAGGGAGGTTATCGGTAAGATGAATAGATATCTTTTGCAGCTACCTTGGCCGCCATCCAATAACCGGTACTGGCGACACTCACGAGGCATCCACTACATCAGCGACTGGGGAAAGAGATACCGAAAAGAAGTAATCGAAATAATCCAGCAACAACAGCTAGACATCAAAATCACACCTCGCATCAGAATTACCATCCACGCAGCACCTCCCGATAACCGCAAACGAGATTTGGACAACCTGCCCAAAGCCGTCTTTGACGCACTCACCAGTGCGGGCTTCTGGTTGGATGACGGCCAGATAGACGATATGCGCATTAAGCGCTGTCAGGCGATTAAAGGTGGAATGCTTGTGCTGGTAGTAACTGAGACGTGCGGGAGCTTGCCAATGATTACTGAACTACTGGAGGCAGCATGACAGAAATAAGCAGAGAGGTTTGTGAAGAGTATCTGGACGCTCTGGTCACAGTGGAGTTATCCGTTCGATTCGCCCAGCTCGAAGACCGCAAGATTAACGCCACCATACGCGCAACAGTAACCGAGTTACTCAAGCGCATCCGCGACAAGAAAATCCGCGCCATCTTCGCAGGTTTAGCCCGTCAGCCATTCCCTGATGGAGCCTTGAAGATGATGCGTCGCCAGTTAGACAGCTTAGTAGGAGAACCCGTATGTGCTCAGTAACTAACATCCAGCAAGTCAAATGGCAGCGTCACGCAGATATGGAGAAGTTAAAGGACATTGATACGCAGATTGCCGATGCAGAACGAGCTGTGAGCTTATTGGCAGAGCGTCGCCGTGAGCTGGTTAATCGCTTGGGCCTCAACAAGCCAGATGGTCCGGAGGCTGCATAATGGGAGTGCGTGAACTTAACCTGACGAAAGAGCAGCATGACTGGCTCAATGGCTGGCTTGAACTGTGGGGTGCATGGGTTTACTCGGGTCGGCTGGAAAAACGCATGAGCAGCGTTATAGCGCAGTTTATGGAGAGGGTAGAACCATCACGAGTAATGACAAGGCCAATGTGCAATGACGATGACGGAATGTTGATTTCTCAGGTCGTAGATTCCGTTATGCGCATCGACACAAAGGCCTTTGGTATTCTTCTCAGCTACTACTCTCACGGCTCTTCCAAGAGAGCAATTGCATCGTACTACCATGCGACTGCAAAGCCACGCAAGATGTGCGGCAGAAGCGGAGAAGGATGGCGTCGACCGTCTCTGGCAACGTGTAGGAACGAGATTGACGAAATCCTCAAAGCTTCACTCTTCGTTTTATATCAACCCATGCAAGATGCCTTTAAAAGTCGCAAACGTGTTGAGAAAGTTAAACATGTTGCTCCTAAAAGGCTTGACAACCTTTTAGTCATTTAGCCATAATTACAGGGTAAGCTGCCGTTAGTGACTCTTAAGTTACTCCTGTGGCTAAATTCTGATTATCAAAAGCCCTGAGTTAATAGCTCGGGGCTTTTTGCGTTTTAAGCACAACGGAAAGCCTTCTTTCATGCCCTTCTTAGGCTCGACACTAAGTATTCGGGAGAGTTGGCTTCCTGTTGTGGTGAATGCGCAGGCTGATGCGCGTAAGAGTGATACGTCTAACCATCCAAAGCTTCCTGCGATGTTGATATCACGAGCGGGAAAGAATTCAGGAGATCAGCACCTGGCACCACATACCTAACCTGCTACCTCAGGCAATCGGTCGAAAGACGCCGGATAAACGTAACCGGCAAATAACTGGGCGGGTGGTCATCATCCAAGACCGCAAGGCACCACCTTAACCCTCACGACCTTTCTGAAAGCGTCCTATCACCAATCACCAGAACACATCCAGACACCCTTGCACATTCGTGGCGACGGGGTAGGACGTTTTACACAAAAGAAAAACCCAGCACTATGGCTGGGCTTCGTGAAGATGGGTGGCAAGAGTTGTTGTCGATTAAAAATAAATATTAAGGAGTAGCTTAATGCTAAGCGAAACAGCAAAAGATATCGCAGGATATGAAGGCAAATATTCCGTAACGACTGATGGACGTGTTTATTCGCATTCGCGAGTTGATGCATATGGAAGGTTACAGAAAGGCAGGTGGCTTAAGCCTATTAATCATGGTGATGGTTACTTGTATGTAAACCTGCGCGACAAAGGAAAAACTAAACAACTTTACATTCATAGGTTAGTAGCGATCACATTCATTGATAACTTGGACTCTCTTCCGCAGGTAAACCACATAAATGGAATCAAGACGGATAACAGAGTAGAGAATCTTGAGTGGGTTACGGGTAGCCAGAATATGGTGCATGCTAGCAAGTCAGGATTGCTAAATCCCATCAGCGGTGAGCGTCACTATTGTGCAAAACTCACTACTGAGCAAGTGAAAGAAATACGTGCGTGCAAATCAATGTCACATCGTGAAATGGCGAGAATGTACGGCGTATCAAAAGCAACAATTTCAGGAATTCTTAACAATAAGACATGGATTATTGATTAACCGATTAATTAATAACGCTCATTACAGGATGCATTTACGAGTGCATCCATTAATGGCCGTTAAATGCGATGGGTGGGGATGCTGCACCAACAGCATCCCCAGTGATTTCCTCGCGAAAGCAATAACGAGCAAACCACGTTACTAATCAATGTATCCTGGATTTGTTCTACCAAACATCAACTAATTCTTAATTGAACAGATCCCCGAACTCAGGGGCGAGAAAATGAAGATGGACGAAAGATACAGCAATGCGACCTATGGTAGCGCTGGTCTTGCGGCTTTCTTTGCCAGCCTTTCATTACAGGACTGGGGCTTCATCATTGGCGTCGCGTTCAGCATTATCCTCGGCGTTCTGACTTACCGGCTCAACAAGCGTGAGCAAATGAAGCGAACGAAGATACTGCAAGACATCCTGAACAAAACCGACTCCACCAATCCATCAGCAACGGCGAAAGTTATTGCCGAACTCGGACAGAAAGCACCGAAGGAAATCTGATGAATACCTCTTTGCGTAATAAAATCGCTGCCACTTTAGGTGGTGGGGCCATAGCTATTGCTACAGTCATGCTGTCAGGAAAGGATGGATTAGAGGGAAGAGAGTACGTCCCTTATCGCGATGTGGTTGGAGTGCTGACTGTATGTGATGGTCACACTGGACCTGACATCATTCAGGGTAAGCGATACACAGACAAAGAATGTGATGCGCTAACTCGAAAGGATTTAACACGAATCGCCAGTAAGGTTGATCCGCACATCAAAGTACCAACCACCGAAACCCAACGTGCTGCCATTTACTCTTTCGCCTATAACGTAGGTGCAACGGCTGCCATTAATTCAACTCTGCTCAAAAAGCTAAATGCTCGAGATTACGCAGGTGCATGCGCAGAACTGAAGCGATGGGTTTATGCGGGCGGTAAGAAGTGGAAGGGACTGATGAACCGACGTGACGTTGAGTATGAGGTTTGTACCTGGAGCCAGAAATGAACAGGGTAACGGCAATCATCGTCGCTGTGGTGGCCTGTATCATTGTTTCTCTGGTATGGGTCGCCAATCACTACCGCGACAACGCTATTTCCTTCAAAGACCAGCGCGATAAAGCGACGGTCCGAGCAGAGACATCTGAGGCGATCTCCAACAACGTGATCACCACAATGAACCTCATCCGTGACATTTCACAGGCTACCCAGAATGCAAAGAACGAACTGGCTCAAAAAGGCGAGACGCGCATTGTCTACATCAGACAGGAACTTGAAGGCGATCCGTGTGCTAACCAGCTTGTTCCTTCTGCCGCTGCTGACAGCCTGCGGGAATACGCAGACAGTTTACGTACCAGCCCCGGTGGTTCCGATAAGCGCTGATCTGACCGCAGACACGCCGATACCCGGAATGGCGATTCCGTTCACGTGGCAGGCAAGTCTGGAGTTAAACGCTCAGCTCTATACGGCGCTGGGGCAGTGCAATCTGGATAAGGCTGCGATCAGGAAAATTGAAGAAGTGAGAAAAAAATAAATTGAAATCGAGAAATGAAAGTAGTAAAAGTCAGTCATGCTGTGAGCAGTCCAGCTGAAGAGAAATCATTAAGTGTCAAATACAAAATTCTGAGCCTCGGCAATTGCCGGGGCTTTTTTGTATCCGCATTTCACCGCGCACCGCAGCGCATTCAAACCACGTCGAACCAAACCCTTTGAAATGAGCCTTTGAGGAAGTCAGTTAGTGCTGGCGAGCCTCGACGGGCTGATTTCCTATGCGGCAAAGGTTCATCTCAAAGAAAGGTACACGCTATGAATAATCCGTCAGTTATTCCGGCTTTCGATTTTCGTGAAATGGTAACGACTCTCGATAACAAGATAATCACCACATCACTCAAGGTGGCTGACTACTTTGGCAAGCGACATAAAGACGTTTTGCGCGCCATACGTAACCTGAAATGCTCCGATGACTTCACCCGGCGCAATTTTGCGCCCATTGATTTCATTGATAAAAATGGAGATGTTCAGCCTATGTATAACATCACCCGCGACGGATGCATGATGCTCGTGATGGGATTCACTGGCAAAACAGCTGCCGCAGTAAAGGAGTGTTACATCAATGCCTTTAACTGGATGGCCGAGCGGCTAAACCGACGCATGGCGATGGGTGAAGAAATGCAGCACCGCTACGCCATTAAAGAAACGCGCTCTAAGCTGAAAGGAACGATCGGCAGCCGGTTGATGAACGAACGGAAGAAAGAGAAGCGCGTTTTGGCATTGGAGCATGAGCACATCATGCAGGTCACTCAGCCAGAACTCCTCATTGGTAGCTAACTACCTCTAATAGTTTTCTCCCGCGTCGTCATGTCGCTGTCTCACCATCTTAACAAAGACCACGCCGCTTAAGCGGTTTCCCTCCGTGCGAGTGGGTGGTGTTAATCAATAACAGGGCATACCGCGATTTACCCGCTTAATCCATGAGGCGGGGTTTACGCACATGGCAGCTAATCTGCGCTGCGGTAGACGAAGCAGAGTTATTACAGAAGCTCCTTGCGAGGGACTTCGATAATGACAATTTCTATTTTAGAAGGACATAGAAATGCCTACTAAGAAGCAACCAGGTAGGCCAGCAGGAACCCCAAAGACTGGTGGCCGCCAAAAAGGAACACCAAACAAGGTGACCGCAGACGTCAAACTTATTGCCCAGACCTACGGCGAGGAAGCGGTTAAGGCGTTAGTGAAAATACTACGTGACGACGAAGCACCTGCCGCAGCAAAGGTATCAGCAGCAAAAGAAATAATGGATCGCGCCTACGGTAAAGCCACTCAGCCTATGGAACATTCAGGTAGCGGTGGTGGCCCAATTGAGCACAACCATAACGTAGCCGTAGACGAAAAGGCGCTTAACAGCATATTGAGCAAACTATGAGCCAAATACTCGAATGGGAAGATTTGAGCGAAGCAGAACGCCAAGCTATCAAAGTCCTGTCCGAGCGCTCATTTCTGGCCTTTAACCGCATATTCTTTCAGTTGTTGCAGGGTGAGAAGTGGTCAGTTAACTGGCATCACCGATACATTGCGCAGGTGATTGAAGATATTGTTGCCGGCAAACGCCGTAATGTGGTCTTCAACGTTCCTCCAGGCAGTGGGAAAACAGAGATGTTAAGCATCCATGCGCCAGTGTGGACAATGCTTAACTGCCAGAAGGTCAGGAACCTCAATATTTCCTTCAGCGACACCCTGACAAAGCGTAACAGCCGCAGAAGCCGAGAAATCATCACGTCAGATGAGTTTCAGACGCTATGGCCTCACTCGCTGGGCGTTAATCAGGCTGACGAATGGCAATTGTTGAACGATGACGGCAAGGTTAAAGCTGAAGTAGTAAGCCGCGCGGCAAGTGGTCAGATTACCGGATCGCGCGGCGGTTATCAGATGCCAGGCTTTTCAGGTTGGATAAACCTTGATGACTTCGACAAGCCTCTTGATGTTTTCTCAGAGGTGAAGCGCAAAAAGGCACAGCAGACATTAACCAACACCATCCGCTCTCGTCGTGCCAATAAGTCAAAAGAGAACCCGACACCAATCGTCGCCATTCAGCAGCGGCTGCACACAGACGACAGCAGTGCATTCATGCTGTCTGGTGCAATGGGTATCGACTTTGAGCACGTCATCATCCCTGCGCTTATTGATGAAGCCTATATCGAGTCATTACCAGAATGGCTTCAGGAGCATTGCTGGAATGACGTCAAAAACAGCGAGAAGATGCGAGGCTACTGGTCATACTGGCCTGCCAACGAATACGTAGGCGACCTTTGTCGCCAGTGGGAAACGGACGAATACACCTTCATGTCTCAGGGCATGCAGAAGCCTATCAAGCTAGGCGGCAACGTGTTTGATGGTTCATGGTGGCAGACATACGGACCTGACGGTGATAAGCCAGAGCCTGAACGCTTCGAATACCGGTTCACTACCGCAGATACAGCACAGAAGACGGCTAACCATAACGACTGGTCAGTACTGTGCGAGTGGGGCGTATACAAAGACGATCTCTATCTCATACACATGGAGCGCGGTAAGTGGAAAGCGCCAGAGCTAGAAACAAACTTCAAAGCGTTTATCTCTCAGGCGTGGCGTAAGAATCGGGAAGCTGGAACGCTGAGAAAAATCTACGTTGAAGATAAATCCAGTGGCACAGCTCTTATTCAGAACCTTGAGAAAAAGCTTCCAATCAAGATAACCGCTCTTCAGCGAAACAAAGACAAAGTTACCCGGGCAATGGACGTTTTGCCGGTGGTCAAAGCTCAGCGTGTCTATCTTCCAGCTGAAGCTTCATTCTCCTCAGAGTTTATCGCTGAGCACAGTGCTTTCACCTACGACGACACTCACGACCACGACGACATCGTGGATAACCTTATCGACGCCGTGACTGAGGAATTACTCCTTGGCAGTGATGCCCTACGCAGACTCAAGGCGCTTGCAAGCTGAGAACTCACATGGCTAAACGCAACAACAGGCAGCAAAAGAAAATCGACAAGAAGATGAACATGGACAGCTATCAAAACGTGTTCATGAACATCGGAACAGGTGGCGACAGGTCAGCCTATAGCCGCATCCGTACAGCGCACCTGCTTACCAGAGCAACGCTTGACAGCATCTATCTCGGTGACGGGTTAGGTCGTCGCATCATCGACGTAGTAGCCGACGAAATGTTTCGCGCTGGCTTCACCGTAGACGGCGCAAACAATGAGCCTGAGATTATGTCTCGCTGGGATGAGCTCAACCTCACTCAGCAGTTTACGGACGCGGTGGCATGGGCTCGCTTATATGGCGGCTCACTAATGTTATTCGGCGTTAATGATGGCGGAGACCTTCAGTCACCAATAGGCGAGGGTGAGCTTGAGTTTGTCCGTGTTTATGACCGATATCAGGTGCAGCCTTTCCTGCGCGATACTAACCCTGAAAGCGCAACATACGGTGAAATCACTCAGTACCAGATTAACCCCATCTCAGGAACGCCTTACTACGTTCACGCCAGCAGATGCCATGTGTTCGACGGAGAGCGACTGCCTAACCAGATTCGTCATCAGAATCAGGGGTGGGGCGCTTCATGCTTGCAGGGTGTTTATAAGGCGCTGACTGATTACGGCATGAGCCACGCACACGCTACAAGCCTGCTTGAGCGTAAACAGCAGGGCGTGTGGTCTGCTGCTGACCTGGCTGACCTGTGCAAAGATGGTGAGGGGCGCGACGCTGTTCAGGCTCGTCTCAACATGGTCGACATGACGCGCAGTAACGGCAACACCATCGGCGTAGACGCAAATACTGAGAAGTACGAGCTGCTTAATGGCTCTCTGGAAGGAGTGGTCGATGTACAGGACCGCAAGCAGTTACGCATATCAGCGCTGACCGGCATCGATGAGCAAATTCTGTTCACCAAAACGCCATCAGGTCAGGGCGCGGATAAAACCACCGTTCCTGAGTCATGGAAGCAACTGATTGGGCGCAAGCAGAAGGATGAGGCGAGACCTGCGATTGAAAAGGCGGTCAACTTCCTCACCACTCATAAAACATGGACGATTAAGTTCAATCCTCTCTCTGTGCCAACAGAGAAAGAGCAGGCAGAGACGGCTAACCAATGGTCACAGGCTGATGAACGCTATTCGCAGCTTGGATGGGTTAGCAACGATGAAGGTGTCGCCACACTGAAAAAACGTGGAGGCTACGTCTATCCGGAGATGAGTGATGGCTAAAGTCTGGCTTCATCCCTACGGCATAGAACGTGACTACACCAACGCGCTTGTAAAGGCTACCAGGCAGTACAACAAAGAAATCAACTCAGCATACGGCGATACCCGCTTCGACGGCTGGCAGGACGATATGTCGGCTGTGCTGGCTTATCTCCGCAATGCTGGCAACCGCATCTTCCAGCCAGTAATTGAACGACTGCCGACATTCTTCGCGCTAACGAGCCAGTTTAACGATAAGCAATGGCGGCTGGTTGTGAAGGGTGGAACCGGCTATGACATCCCACCTTCGCAGGCTGTAATTGCCGGACAGACAACTGCCCCCGCCTCATCTGGTGTTCTTGGCGTTGATGCTTATCGCGCAGAGCCGTGGCTGAGAGAGATGCAGGAGATATGGGTATCAGAGAACACCAGGCTGATTAAATCCATCCCTGCTGACGAACTGGCGGACATGGAAGGCATCATCCAGCGCGGTGTGATGAATGGCTCGAGTGCTGACACCATCAAGAAACAGATTCAGGAGCGCTATGGCGTCACTGAGAGGCGCGCAAAGCTGATCGCAGTGGACCAGATAGGAAAAGCCAATTCAGCGCTTACAAAGCAGCGTCAGGCCGATGCTGGGGTAACTGGTTACAAATGGCGAGGTGTGCTTGATGAACGCGAGAGACCTGAGCACAGAGCGAGAGAAGGTAATTCCTACAAGTGGAGTAATCCGCCGCCTGATGGACATCCCGGGCAACCTGTTCGGTGTCGATGTTACGCAGAGCCCGACTGGTCTGGTTCAGTTTTCGATATCGGCGAATAAATAAGGCAAAACATGAAAACAGTATCTCGCTTCGATGTGGGAGAGCTTCGCGCGTCCGTAAACGAAGATGGCTATCTGGAGGATGTTCCGGTAGTAGGTCGCGTTGGCATCCAGTTATACCGAAATCCAGATGGCTCAGTGCGTCGTGAGTTACGCCCACCTGAAGAAGTATTCAACGCTGACTCACTGGCTAGCTTCAAAGGCAAGCCGATCACGCTAGGCCATCCCGGCGCGGTGAATTCCAGAAACTCCCGAAAGCATCAGGTCGGAACGATGCTGGATGTTGGCAGAAAGGACGGAAGTAACGTTGCTGTTCCCATCATCATCCATGCTGACGAAGCAATATCTCAGGCTAAATCAGGCCGGGCAAGACAGCTTTCTCTTGGATATCGACTCGACCTTGAAGAGCGTCGCGGCTGGTTCAACAGAAAAACTCAGGAAGTAGTTTTCAGAGACGACGAATCCGAGAAATTCCCTGATGGGTACATAAGCGCTGACTGGGAAGAGTTCGACGCCGTTCAGCGAAACATCCGCATCAATCATCTCGCCCTCGTATCTAAAGCCCGGGCCGGTGATGTAGCAACACTGAATCTCGACGGTGATGAAGAAATCACCTTAGACGATGACGACAACCAACCAAAAGGTAAAACAATGCAGAAATTGCGACTCGACAACGGGCTTGAGTACGATGCTTCTCCTGAAGTCGTCGTGGCGTTCAACGCCCTTAAACAGGATGCAGAGGACGCTAATACCAAGCTGTCCGAAGCGCAAACAACCATCTCCACCATCACAGCAGAGCGCGATACTCTGAAAGCTGACGCAGCAGAGTTTGAAAACAAGCTGAAGCAGGCTCGCGAAGATGCACAGAAAACCATCAAAGCCCGCACCGAACTCGAAGCTAAAGCAGAGAAGCATGGCATCAAGTGTGATGGCCTGGATGATATTGCCGTCAAGAAAGCGGTTGTAGCTAAGCTGAAGCCATCTATCAAGCTCGACGGTAAAGACGACACCTACATCAATGTTGCTTTCGACATGGCTATTGAGTCAGCCCCTATGGAGCAGCAACGCAAAATCGTCAATCAGGACAAAGCCCAAACCCGCGATGACTCAGCTGAACCAAAAGGCTCTGTCGCTGCTCGCCAAAAATTCCTCGACCGCCTGCACGGCAAAAAGGAGACAGCATAATGCCTGTTCAAACTTCCTACGATAACGACATGCAGGTCGCAATGCCCGGCATGCGTTCAGATTCAACCCATCAAATCACAGACGGTTGCAACGCAGCACAAGGCGCTATCAAGCCTGGCTATGTGGTAGCTCGCGTATCAGTAGCTAACGACAAGCGCGTAGTTAAACAGGTATCTGCGGCTGGCGATGCAGCAAACCTGATGGGTATCTGCCGCTTCAGCCACTACGGCTGCGTCACAGGTCAGTATGAAGATGGCGATGCCGTCAACGTGATGACATGGGGCCGAATCTGGGCTGTAACCACCTTATCAGCAGCACCAACCATGGGCACAGGAGTTAACGTTCTGACCTCTGGCGCAGACGCTGGCAAGGTTGCAGCAACCGGCGGCTCTCTGGCTCTGGGCTGGGTGTTTACTGGTAAGTTCACCACTTTCAAAAACAGCGCTGGCGCAACAGTTAACCTGGCTGAAGTTCAAATCCGCAACCAGGCCACACAGCCAACCGCATAAGGAACAATAATGGAACAGATGAATTACGACGAAGCGGACCTGTTCGCTATTGAACACGGCGCGGCGGCTAACGGCATTCGACTGGATGAAGGCGAGTCAATCTTCCTGGCTCGTGAACTGGACTACGTTAAAACCAAGGTTTACGAAGTCGAATACCCTGCACTGACTGCGACTACTCTTTTCCCGGTGACATCAGAAATCCCTTCATACGCCAAAACGTTCACTTACGGCGTATGGGATGCAGTAGGCATGGCGCGTATCATCGCTGACTACTCTGACGACCTGCCAAATGTCGGCGTTAACTATCGTGAAGAAACTGGCAAGGTGTTCAGCCTGGGTAACTTCTACGAATACAGCCTGATGGAAATTCGAGCATCACAGGCAACCGGTAAGAATCTGCCAACTCGTCTGGCTAACGCCGCCCGTCGAGCGCACGACGTGAAGGTTAATGACCTGGCGTTCTACGGCGATGATGATTATCAGATCGTCGGCGTTCTGGAACATCCAAACATTCCAGTAACCACATCTGCTGGCTGGACTACTGGCGAGATCGCTTCTGGTGAACTGGAAGATGCAGTATCAGCAATCGAAACGGTAACTAAAGGCCTGCACTCTGCGAACGTAATCGCGCTGCCGCCAAGCGCCTTTAAAATCCTCTCCAAGCCGATGCCAAACACCAACACGTCTTACATGACCTTCTTCAACCAGCAGTATCCTGGTATGCAGTGGATTCGTGTTAACGAGCTGGAAGACATCGATGGCTCAGGCACTAAGGCCGCTCTGGTAATGGAGCGTAACGCTGATAACGCATCCATGGAAATCCCGCAGCCGTTCGAACAACTGCCACCTCAGGCTAACAACCTGGCGTTCAAGATTCCATGTCACAGCCGCGCTACCGGCGTACAGGTTTACCTGCCGCTGACTCTGCATCTCATCAAAGGCATTTAAGAGGCTTCGGCCTCTTTTCTTAAGGAACACCAATGAAGATTACCAACGCATCAGCACGACTGTATTACATCGCCGGCCAGAAACTGGCGCCGGGTCAGACTGCCGAAGTCGACGATTCCTGGAAGGACAATAAAACGGTGCAGGCATCCATCACTAAAGGTGAGCTGCGACTCGCTGATAAAGATGAAGCCGTAACCGCCAGTCAGGTAGAGAAAAAAGAGAAGGACAAGAAGTAATGAACATTGCCGCATTTGAAGGTCTTACGCCTCTGGATATCTTCCGCAAGCTAGCGCCTGAATTTGCGGCTGTTCCTGATGAGGTTGTTCAGGGCTACATCGACCTTGCATCACTGTTTGTCTGCGAAGACGAGTACGGAGACGCATATAACGTAGCTCTGGCTCTAATGGCGGCCCATATCATGGCATCGCCTGGCGGTTACTCTGATAACGGTTCCACATCGTCTGGTCGCATCCTCTCACGCAAGGAAGGTGATCTGGCAATCACTTATGGCAACGTATCAAATGATTCCAGTTACCTCAGCGGGACTACATACGGAAACCTGCTGCAACTGCTCCGTAAGAAGAGGGGGGCAGGATTCTCGATTATGACTCGCGGAGTCGTGGGGGGGTGCTTGTGTCCGTAAAAATCACAGACAACAAGCGGCAATGGGAAAGATTAAGGCGAGAGCTCAAGGCAACCGGAAGCAAAGAGGTGGTTGTCGGCATCCAGAAGAGTGAGGTCAATGATGGAGTTCTTGTCGCTGAATACGCAGCATGGAACGAGTTCGGCACGAGGACAATTCCATCACGCCCATTCATGCGCACATACTTCGACACATCGGTCTCTCGGCTGGAAAGGTTCGCTACAAATGGAGTAACGCAAATTCTCCTCGGCAGAGCAACCTTCTCTCAGTTTCTGAATGCGGCAGGAGTATTTATGGTAGATGGCGTCAAGAAGAGCATATCTGGAGGCGCCTGGAACCCAAACTCTCCAGTGACGATAGCGCTGAAGGGTTCATCAAAGCCGCTTATAGACACTGGCGTAATGCTTAATTCAGTCACCTTCGCCATTCATGATTACGGAAGGTCACAATGAGCAATCCGTTTCGCAGGCCTTATCAGGTATTTACTCCATCGCCTTCGACTTTGGTTAACGGCGTGATTGTTGACGGGGTAATGACGGAGTCAACCGCTTACTTCAGCGTGCAAAGCATCAAAGATACGCAGGAGATTGAGAGCCTGGAGGAAGGTAGGAGGTTAACTGATTATCGCCGGCTGTACAGCGACACTAAGCTTCAGATTACTGATGATTTCCCCATGGCTCAGCCTGCACTTGTCGTTATTGATGGTTTTAACTACGAAGTTAAGCACCGTGAACCATGGCAAAACGGAATCATACCCCACTATAAATATTATGTGGTAAGGAAACGCGATGGCTGAAACCACAGTGTCGAATTTCGTTCCTGATGCTGTAGAGTCTGCCGCTTACCGTGTTTTGTCCCAGCTATTACCAGTACCTCTCGCTTACGCCAATCAGAATAACTCCCGGCTTCCTCTGCCTTATGCCACGCTTCGTGTATCAATGCGCACGACCGTAGGCAGGGATGAGCATGGCGAAGTAGATGATGAGGGTGTAATGCCGTCACACGGTGTTAGAGAAGGAACGGTGATGGTTAATGTGTACGGTGGAAGCGCACGAGAGCATTGCGACGATCTGATTAATAACATCCGTAAAACAACATCACGCTACCTGATGCGCAGAGAGAAATTCGTTATCGCAAACAGCGCCCAGGTTAACGACCTTACAGGTCTGCGAGATGAAGCAAACTTCGAAGCGATGGCGAATGTAGACCTTACATTCCGCTATACCGGCAAGTACACGGATAACGTAGGGCTCATAGAAACCGTTGATGCGACAGGCGACATCGGCGGAATAGAAACACACCTCACTATCGCCGTCACATCCGACTAATCAACACGGAGTTTCATCAATGGCAAATCTAAGCCAGATTGCCAACGTGAATATTTCGCTGGACACAGCGAGTATCGCGAAGGCGTCATTCGGCATTCCACTTGCAGTTTCGCCGACGACGGCATTCAGTGAGCGAATCCGTAAATATTCAAGCTACAGCGCGGCGCAGCAGGACGGACTTGACCCGCAGACGCTCAAAGCGCTCTCAGCAGTATTTAGTCAGACCCCGCGACCAAATCAGGCATGGGTAGGTCGACGAAACGCCGTTTCTGTTGACCTGACAGTAACCAGCGCGACAATCACAACTGGCAATATCTTCACGTTCAGCGTGAATGGCACCACCGTAACGTACACAGCAGCGAGTGGTGATGATGCGTCAGATGTATATACCGGTCTGAAAACAGCGCTGGCGGCACAATCTGTAGTTGATGCGTTATTTACCAGCACCGCTGATGCTGAAGGGCTACACCTAGTAGTTAAAGCTCCTGAGACAGCAACCATCGTTAAGCCAGTAACCAACCTGTCAATCTCAACGGCAGGCTCAGCAGACGGCTTAGAAGCTGACCTTAACGCCATTCAGCAGGAAGACCCGGGCTGGTACGGATTTGCTCTGGTAGAACGTGGTGATGCACTAATTCAGGATGCAGCGGCATGGGCTGAGACACAGACCAAACTGTTCTTCGCATGCAGCGATACCGCTGATATCTGGACGTCTGCTGATGACGATATCGCATCGCAGTTGCAGGACCTTCAATATCTGCGTACAGCACTAATCGCTCACAAGGCAGCCGCGACTGAGTATCCTGAAATGGCATGGATGGGTCGATGCTTCACCATCGCGCCCGGTGGCGAAACGTGGGCACTTAAAACACTGGCAGCTATCACGCCGAGCAAGTTCAGCGACACAGAGCAGAGCTACATCTTCCAGAAGAATGCCAACGCATACGAACAGTACGCAGAAAACACCTACCTGATTAACAAAGGCAAGGTTGCATCTGGCGAATGGATTGATGTTGTGCGATTCCGTGACTGGCTTGTAGACACCATTCAGAAGAACATGGCTTCTCTGATGATCCGCCAGAAGAAGGTGCCTTACACCAATGGCGGCATTGCCCTCATCGTCAACAACCTGAACGGTTCACTTATTCAGGGGCAGCAGGCAGGTGGAATCGCTCCTGACGAGCGTGACAGCGAAGGCAACACAATCCCTGGCTTCCGTATCACTTACCCAAATGCAGCCGACGTATCTGCTGATATCAAAGCTACCCGCACTCTTTATATCGAGTTTGTGGCGCTTCTGGCTGGCGCAATCCAGGTGGTCGAAATCACCGGCTCACTTACCTATAGCTACGAGGGCTAATTATGGCTGCTGAATTAACTGGCTCTTATGACGGCTCTGAAGTATTTGTCACTATCGGCCCGCTGCTATTAACCGGCTTCAGTGATGGAGACTCCATTACGGCTCGTAAGAACGCCAACTTCTATGAATCACGCGCTGGCCTCGATGGCTCAGTAGGTCGCGCGCGAGTAACGGATAAGCGTGGGCAGATCGAGCTTCATCTTTTGCAGACATCCGCGGCAAACGACGAACTATCTGCACTGATGAACCTTGATTCATTAACGCAGGACGGCAAGGCAGTTTATCCGGTATCAGTAACTGACTTCTCTGGCCGTACTGTTATTGCAGCAGGACAGGCTTGGCTTTATCAGCTCGGCGACGTGGCCTTCTCAACTAACGAGGTTGGTGAACGCATTTACACCTTTGAGTGTGCTGACCTGAAATTCTCCCTCGGTGGTAACAACGTTTAACAATGCCGCCTTCGGGCGGTTTTTTGAGGTCCATATGTCTCAGGAATTCGCAACTTTCCATATCGGTGACAAAGAGTTTAAAGCCGCAAAAATGAACGCCTTCTCTGCGGCAAAGCACTTAGTAAAACTGAAAACGCTGCTTGATAAAGGCCTGGCTTCAGGCGGTGATGCAAACGCCATTCAGTTACTGGCCGGCATCGATGAGAAAACGCTGGAGGAGGTCATCATTCCTATCCTGCGCGACTCATCAACATTCAGCGTTACTGACGAGAAGAAAATTGACAGCCCTAACGCAATGAACCTCGTGTTTACCGTAGACACGCTGTTCGACTTCTTCGAGCTGTGCTGGGAAGTACTGAAGCTCAACTTCACCCCTTTTTTTACGAAAGTTCTAACCCTGTTTGGGTTAAGCCCAGAAGAGCTGGCAAATCGGGTTCAGTCACTGGCGAAAAGCGCGACCCAGGAAAGTTAAGGGAAGATGTTGAAACGGAGTTGTGGGTGTGGCGTCCAATAATGAGAAATATGTGTACGGTTGCAGAGGTGAAGTCAGGGCTTATCACATGCGAAGACCTGCTCAAGCTTAACGCCCTCATAGAGATGACCGACTATCTGAACACGCCAATGGAGAAGTAGATGGTTATTCGAGAATTGCTGATCCGCTTGGGGTTAACCGGTTCGGATACGGTAGGAAGAGGACTGGATAAGGTTGACGGGAAAGTTGATAAAACTATCCAGTCATTCAGTGCGCTTGGTGGTGTTCTGGCGACAGTATTTGGTGCGGTAACGATATCAAATATCGCAAAAACAGCTGACAGCATGCAGTCTTTTGAGGCACGTATTGGCATGCTAAGCCAGACTGTGACAGATTCCGCAACGGCCTTCGATGAAGTTGCAAAGCATGCCGCAGAATCACGTCAGTCGATTGACTCATACGCAACATTCTATCTTCGCGTAGGAAATGCCGCAAAAAGCGTCGTCACCTCACAAGAGGAGCTGCTGTCGATTACTGACACCGTTTCAAAAGCCATGGTTGTTGGCGGAGCAACAGCAGAAGAGCAATCATCGGCTTTGCTTCAGTTCGCACAGGCGCTTGGTTCTGGTGTTTTGCAGGGTGATGAATTCAGGTCATTAGCAGAAGCAGCGCCAATGCTACTCGACAAAATTGGCGAAGCGTTAAAGATACCACGCGAAGAATTAAAGAAAATGGCCGCTGATGGGATGTTAACGACAAAAGCGGTCATCGGAGCATTAAAAACTATTGGCCCTGAATTTGATAAAGCATTTCAGCAGATGCCATTAACAATAGGGCAGGCGTTGACTATAGCTGGCAATAAATGGGATCAGTTTATTGCAAGAATGAACCGCAGCAGCGGAGCTGTCACATGGGTAGCAAATAAGTTCCTGTGGATGGCTGATAAAATAGAGTTTGCACTGGACTCTGTGATAGATGCTCTTGGCGGCGCAGAGAACGCTGTAAAACTGCTCGGTGTCGCTCTTGGCGCAGCAGGCCTTGTAGGTTCAGTTTATCTCCTGTCCGCAGCATTTACCGCACTTACAAGCCCAGTATTTTTGGTTATAGCTGCACTTGCTGCGTTGTTCCTTGTTGGTGAGGACATCAACTCCTGGCTGAATGGCAATAAATCTCTTCTTGGAGACATGATTGGGCCGGTTTCTGAGTACACGGATTCAATCAACTCTTTGAAAGTGGCTCTTACAGACATGAAGGACATGGCTGTGTGGGCGCTGAACGTTCTCAACAGTCTCGCCAACTTCTTTAACTCCAGTCAGGACAAGGTTCAGGAGTTTGGAGATAAGATAGGGACTACAAAATTTGCTCCATGGCTGAAGGAAAAGGCAGGGTGGCTTGTTGAGGATTTAGGGAAGTGGGCATCGTGGGGAAATGCACAAACAAACGGTGCGTTTGATATCCCCAAGATGTGGTCAGATACGCTTGCAGGGGTGAGAGGCTTCAACCAGGACGCAAAAGGTGGAAATACGCTACTCCCGAGCTATCAATCTCTTTCATTGCCACCGCCATCAACAGCGGCTGGTCCTAAGATAGACGTCAATATCGGCAATATCTCAGTCCCTGCCGGAACTTCTGATGAGCAGGCAAAATTCCTCCAGGATAGCGCCAAGTCAGCATTCAGTGACTATGGATGGAATGCGCTGGGTAACACATTAAACTTCAACACTGGAGGTTAGCATGGCTACAGATGTGCTTGGCTTCCTCTGGAACTCGGCAGGCGACAGCACCTTCAGGCTTAATGACCCTGGTGTCGGCAATCTTGAGTTCGACACGCTGGATCAGGAAACGCATGAGTGGACGCGCGATGTTACAATGAATCCCGTAGAAAACGGGTCGCCAATATCCGATCACATCATCCGTCAGCCGAAAAAGATTACCGTTTCCGGCATGATAAGCAACGCGCCGGTGACGGGGGTATTAACTCAGGCAGCAAACGCTCTGGATAGCGGCTTCGACGGGGAAGACAGGGTTAACACAGCGATCAAGCTGCTTGACTCGCTCTATCTTTCAAACGAACTGGTAACTATCTACACCAAAAACTACACCTACGAGAATATGCTCATTCAGGGAATTAACATTCCCAGAAGGGTGGATGATGGCGATGCGGTCAATTTTACGATAGATGCTGTTCAGGCAAATATCGTCAGCACAGCTACGACAGAGGTTCCGCCTGGTGTAGGCGTCAGGAAAACGGATGCGACCAGTAATGGCGCTACTGCTAAAGCCGGGACATCAAACTCAGCAGACCCAGCTACGGCTAACCGGGCTACGCCAACCAAAAACGTTGGTAAGAATACTGGTTCAATCCTGAGTCAGGCTTTGGATGGGTTGTCCGGTTCGGGCGGTAAGCTTCAGGAATATCTCGGCAACATCATAGGTAATGTCACCCCATGACCCCACTAAATTTTCAGGCTGGATTTACTGACCAGACATTGCAGGCTGTTTTCGACGATACACCGGTTACGCTTCGTCTGCGATGGAATGAGCGCTTTGGCTTCTGGTCGCTTGGTATCTATGATCGTGAGTCATTGCCGATCATAACTGGAGTTAAGCTTGTACAGAATTACCCGCTTCTAAAGAACTTCAGTTTCGATAACTTCTCCGGAGATATCTACTTCATCCGTACGTATGGTGAAAAGGTTCGTCCTGATATCGATTCGATTGGAGGCGATCACCTGTTGGTGTATGCCACTAAGGAAGAAATAGATGAGTTTGTTTCTGCGAACGGGTGAAATCATTGTAGGCCAGCCTCAGGGTGAGGCAGTAAGCATTAAAGACCTGCGATTTGAGTTCGATATCACCAAAACAGCCAGCAAAACCGCCAACGAAGCATCACTCAAAATCTACAACGCCGCCCCCACGACCATCACTTTGATGGAGACCGTAAATAACGTAGTCATCATCAAGGCTGGCTACGTCAATGATATCGGCGCTATCACCATCTTCACTGGCACCACTTGCCGTAGCCTGACGTATCAGGATGGGCCTGACATCATCACAGAGATGGAGTTAAGGGACAGCGTCATACCATTACGCGACGCCAAGATAAGTGTTTCCTTCCCTCCAAATACGTCAGCAATGACTGTTCTGGATGGAGTGGCGAAGAACTTCGGGCTACCAATCAAGAAGAGCATCAGCAAGGTTCAGGATAAGCAGTACGTCGGCGGGTATGCCTATAACGGCAGGGTGCGTGATGCTATGGACAGGGTCTGTAATTATCTCGGGCTGGAGTGGAGCGCTCAGGATAGCGAAATACAGATTATCAAAAAGGGTGGCGTCTATGCAGACACTGCTGTCGTGCTGTCGAAAGACACTGGCATGATCGGATATCCCCGTCGTGAAGCTAAAACCATGACTGAGAAGACGGCGGCCAAGCAGGGCATCAAATACGGTCAGAAAGGTATCGTCAGGACGGTGGTGGATGTAGAAGACCCTACAGCGAAGCTAAAAGACCGGGTCACTCTTGAGGTTCAGGGCTACCGGGTGAAATCACTGCTAAACCCTGCCATTTATCCCGGCGCTTATGTGCAGGTTAAATCACGCGGCATAGACGGGGAGTTCTTCAGAGTTGAAGAAGCACATTACACCGGTGATACACACGGGCAGGAATGGAGCGTGGAAGCGCTATTGAGGTTTATCTGATGGCTGATAACAGTGATGTAGTAGAAGCGCTCAGGCGGCTTGTCAGCTCGGAAATGGATACGGTAAACACTGCACTTCCATGTACCGTGGTGAGTTACTCAGGCGGAAAGGTAACGGTAAAGCCAGATGGCGAGAAAATATACGCAGATGGCGATACAAACGCCTATCCGGTGCTCAGCGATTTACGCATGGTCTGGCCCCAGTTTGCAAACGGACAGGCAGGATTAAAAGGACCCGTTCAGGCAGGAGATAAATGCCTTTTGGTGGTCTGTCAGCAGGCAACCGATGGAAGCGACGACACAAGACGATTCGACATCATCGACTCATACGTTATTCCTGGTGCTGGTTATAGTGATGCTGTTCCTGGCAACGATGACGTGAGAATGTATTTTGGCGATGCCTTCATTGCTATCGACGCCAACGGGAAAATGACTATTAATGCTCCAGGTGGGGTGGAAGAAACAACCCCGCTGCATACCGTTAAAGGAAGCATGACTGTTGAGCAATTGTTCACTTACCAGGGCGGCATGACTGGCTCGGGCGGTGAAACATCGGTAGCTACCATTACAGGGACGATGCAGGTAATTGGTGACGTAGTTATAAATGGTATTAAAATAGGCACTCACAAACATCCTGGCGATAGTGGTGGAACCACTGGAGAGCCTATTAACTAACGGGGCAACATGGAAAAAGCGCTGATTATTCTGGTAGTTCTTATAGTTCTTTTCATCGTATTCAGGAAATTCAACCTGTGGTATTGGAAAATACAGGAGCACATTGACAATCAGAAGCAGATTATCTCCCTTCTGGAAAAGGTCAGCTCCCGTGTAGGATCAATGGATGAGGAGATAACTGAATTATCAAGGATATACAAAGGGAAAAACCAGCCTGCACCAAAATCTGGACTCCTTGATGATTGAGAAATAATCTCGCAATTGAGCCAGGAATAAGCCCATATTTATGGGCTTTTTTATTATAAGGTCCCAGATGATAGATTTCAGACTTACAGATAATAAAGTCGTTTTCACTAACGGTCTGCTTCAGTACGTAGATGGAGCTGAGCGCGTCAGGCAACAGGTGGAGTTCAGGCTTAACCTGTGGCGAGGAGAGTGGTTCCTGGATAGCCAGTTCGGAACGCCTTACCTACAGGATGTTCTTGGGAAGCAGGTAACACTTAATGGTGCGATATCAGCCATCCGTGCAGAAATCCTCGCTGTAGAGGGAGTTAACGGAATCGTTGAGTTTTCCTATAACTTTGACCGTGCCGAACGAAAGCTGAGCATCGAGTTTACAGCAAACACTGAGTACGGGTTGGTGCAGTACCCCTGATAAATACCCCCTTCAATATGCCTCGCCAATGTGCGGGGCTTTTTTATGCCTGAAATAAGGTGCATATGGCTGATTACATTACTGCGACAGGCTTTGACAAGCCGACATTACCGGAGATGGTTCAGGAAATCGGTGATGCAATGGAAACGGTCGTAGGACCGATTAACAGAGAAGCTGATTCGACCACCGGACAGTGGATCGGAATTGAAGCTGAGCAAAACGCAATTCACTTCGAAACTGAAGAGGAGTTGTGGGCTAGCAGGTTTCTTGCTTCTGCTGAGGGATTCGCCCTTGATGCTCTTGGCGACTGGATGGGTGGGATTACCCGGCATGGAAAAACCACGACAAAAGTGAACGCCGTTATTTATGGCTCAGAATCACGACTTGTTCCTGCTGGCTCTCTAGCGTCTTTCGGTAATTACCAGTTCAGACTGACGGCCGATTACACCATCTCGCGCTCGACGCTTCTGGATGGAGAGGTGAGGGTGTCTAACAACACTCAAACCAGTTACACGGTTCGGATTGCTGGCGTTGATCATACCTACACCAAAGTTGCTGGTGACACAGTAAATACCATTGCGACTGGCCTGGCTGCGGTGGTTGACTCAACAAGCCAGTATTCAGCCACAGCAAACGGCTCAGTAATCAGGCTCACCTCTGAAAACCTGATTGAAGGTTATGCAGTGTCGCTTAGCGCTGGCCTGGCGTGGCAGTTAATTGGTTCACCGGCAATCTTTGAGGCTACTGAAGCAGGTCCGATTGTCGTTCCTGTTGGTGGATTAAACAATCCCGTAAGTGCGATAACCGGATGGACCGGAGTTAATAACCTCGTTCAGGGGGCCACTGGTTCAGATCGCGAATCAGACACAGATTACCGCCAACGTTTATACCAGAGCAGAGCATCATCTGGCGGTGCTGCAACCATCCCAGCAATTGAGACACGCCTGATTACTGAAGTCAGCGGCGTAACCTTAGCCAAAGTCATTGAAAACGACACCATGGCGACAGTGGACAGCATTCCTCCAAAAGCCATCCACACTATCGTTTCTGGCGGTCTTGAGCAGGATATTGCTGACGCAATCTGGAAGTACAAAGGGGCTGGCATAGCGACATACGGCTCAATTGCGATCACTGTATATGACCGGTACGAAAGACCACACCTCGTTAACTTTTCACGACCTACAGAAGTGGATATTTACGTCAAAGTTGACGTTGTCCTTCTGGATACTGAGGAGCCATTACCTGCGACTGTTGTGGATGCTATCAAGCAGGGTGTTGTGGCTTACGGTGCGACGCTTGGTCTTGGCGATGACGTTATTACCCAGCGCATTTACGGATACATCTATGCCAATACTACCGGCATCGGGAAGATGACCATCACCGTCAGCACTGACGGAACTACGTTTGCAGAAAGTAACATTTCCGTTGCTGAAAACTCATTTGCTTCGTTCTCCGCTGCCAATGTGGAGGTCACAGGTGTCTGATGATTGGATTGATATCGATTTTCTTGCGCTGATACGACAAAGGCCTACTGACTGGCTTAAAAAAGGCGGACAGGTTCCCGATCTCTTTGCTGCTATTGGCGTTCTCCATCCCGAAATTGAAGCGCGCGCCAAATACATCTACCTGACGCAAAGCATATACAACGCACATGGTATAGAGCTGGACAGGTTTGGTCAGTACGTTGATGTCGGTCGTGATGGAATGTCTGACGATGATTATCGCCGGGCAATCATGCAGGCGAAACTGGCAACTGCGTTCAGCGGAACGCCAGATAATGTCATGGTCGTAACGGCAACCACTACTTCAAGCACTGATGTCGAACTGGTTGAGCTCTATCCTGCCGCATTCAGCGTTCACGCAACCGGAACTTATGTACCAACCAACATCAATGCAATCGTCGACCGCGCATCTGTGGCCGGCGTACGAGCATATTCAACACACGATTACGGGCTCAACGGTTTCTCCCTAGCGGGAATAGACACCAATTCAGGGCAAGCGTTACAGGTCGGCGATAACACAGCAATGCAGGTAGACACCGACACGGCGCTTGGACTTAACCGTGGGTCTGTATTCATTGCTGGCTCATATCTTGATGCGGCTGGTTCAGTGTCGGGCGTACTCGAAGTAAACGGCTCATATCTCGGCGTCGCTGACGACGATTACCTTCTTATCTTCTCCCGTGACTATGGTGTCACCGGGACGATGCTTTGCGGCGCTATGCCTAAGTGAGAAATTAAATGGCTATCACATCATTTGCAGATACTGACGTCACTTATGCTGACGGGCAGAAAAACAAAGAACCAATTCCAGATGAAATTCTTGCCAGCGGGTTTGTGCCCCCCGTTCGCATGCCAGATGGATCAACCTCAGCAGGTAGCAAGCTCGCAGCAAATCATCTCAATACACTACTAAACGACTTATACGCGCAGATAGCCGAACTGAAGGCTCGCGTGACAACACTTGAGGGGGCTTAATGGCTGACATTATTCTCAAGTACCTTACAGATTTACCCTCCGCGTCAGATGCAGAATCAACAGACCTGATGCATATCAATCAGAACGGCAACGATCGCTCAATAACTCTGGATGCTCTTGTCACTGCCTTATTCAACATGCGCTATCCGGTTGGAAAAGTAGAGTGGTTCGCAAATGACGTCAATCCAAATGCAATCTGGCAGGGTTCAACGTGGGCGAGGATTCCAGGTGCCGGCAGAACCATCCGTCTAGCTAACAGCACTGGAAGTGACGTTCTCCAGCAGGGGGGTAGTGATTCTGTAACTCTGACAAGCGCGAATATTCCACCGCATGTTCACCCAGTAGATTTACGAACCGGTCAGTTTGACTACGGGAAAAAAAACACAAGCCAGGATACTCATGGCCACACCGTTCCATTGAAGAGTGTTGGCAAGTGGACGGGTGGGTCTCAGGACGGAAGCAGCGACGATATCAGCTCTTCTCAATCTACAAGCACGTCTAGTTATCAACATTCCCATACCGTTGCTATAGGCGCTCATGACCACCCCGTGGAGGGGGATACTGGAAGCACAGGCGACGGAACCCAATTCTCCGTAGCTAACCAATACGTCAAACTTGCCGGATGGTACAGGACTGCATAAATGGCCGAACAAAAAGTAAAATTAACCGACTTACCCGCAGCAACAGATACCATTGATAATGCACAGTTGCTGATAAACCAGAACAGTACAGATCAAAAGATTCCGGTAACGCACTTCCTCCGCGCCAAAAACAACCTTTCTGACCTTGCCGATATAGGTCAGGCGCGTGCGAATCTGGATGTTCCTTCAGTTGATGAAGTGAATGATAAGCTTACTGGCTTTATTGACGGTTCGAGCACTTTTCTGGATGGTGCATCACTCGCATCTCGCACTGATTTTATCTGGGATGAGGAAAGCAAGAGCTGGTATTACTGGGGGGGTGATTTACCGAAGGAAGTTCCGGCAGCCTCAAGCCCGAGTTCTACAGGTGGTGAGGGTAAAAATGCGTGGCATCAAGTATCATCACCAAAAAAACAAAGCATCTCTTTTTTAGAATTTGGTGCAATAGGTGATGGAGTAACAAATGACGCACCAGCCATAGCTCAGGCGCTGAACTATGCTTTTGTCAATAATTTAGATGTTCGACAATCAAGTGGAACGTTCTTGCTTGATGGCGGAACATACCTCGACATTAAAAACTTAAACGTTGATCTGACGGGGTCAATTTTAAAACCGACTGCGACATGGACAGGTCAGATTGTTATTAGCCAGCCTGTTACCCCTGTTACCTACGGCCCTGGTTCTGCTCCAGTTAATGGAGTTAATGCGTCAACAGGTAACTCTCGCGGTGTAGGAAGTAACTATCTCGATGGTCTGGCTTCTAATACCGACCTTGACGGTTGCTTCATTCAGTTATCGACATCTCAACCGATGTTTATATTCAGGGATACGGTGTATACTCGCGTTGATTTCAACAGGGTATATAACCGTGGAAATATTGAAAACCCGCTTAGGTATGGACTTGGTACAAACGCTACATCTATTAAAGCCCTTAAAATAAGAAAAGATGTACAAACAGTTAAGGGCTTGACTATAGATGAGAGCCTTACTAAAAACTATCGTATTGTTTATATTAATCAATCCTCAAGGGTACGTTTGGTTAATACGTCATTTATCAATAGACCTTTGACCCAAAACTTCAGCGATAGCCGCCTTGAAATCAACGAAAGCTACGATGTCATCGTTGACGGGCTATTCGCGCCCTCGGTTGCCGACTCATTCACAGGAACAGGAGATATCTACTCCTACACCATCGGGTTAACTAACTCAATGAATGTAACTATCAAAAACGCAACCGCAAACGGGGAAGGCTGGGGCGCAACGGGCAGCAATAACTGCGCCAATGTGAGATTCGAAAAGTGTGACCTAAGCCGAATTGATTTCCATATGCCATTCCAGAACTATTTAAAAATTAATGACTGCAATATCGGCCGCAGCGGGGTTCTTACAACTGGCATTGGTGACTTGTATGTCACAAATTCAACATTCAATTCATCGCCCGACATGGCAGGAAACATCATTGCAACTCGCTCTGATGCGGGTGGTTACTTTGACGGCGATTTATACATGGAGAATATCAAGCTAACTGGTTTGCGTAACGGAGTGCCTGGCAACGGGATTATAAATGCAGCCATCACAGCCGGACAGGGACCAAGCAGTGGGTCACCAATAAGTCCGACACTCTTTAACAACATAACATTAAAAGATATTAAAGTTTTCCCGGGTTACGTATCGGCTTATCCTGGAACATTGATTACTGTCGGTAGGGACGATACCCTTTACTTTCCTAAGAAAATTGTTATTGACGGTCTAGATTTTGGCACTCTCCCCAAGAGTGCAGGAGTTGGGCTTAACATAGACTTCTCCCGCTTCAAGGCGCTATATTCAGATATGTCTAACTTGGAGAGCGCTATTGCGGGTCGATATACCACTGACATTCTTATCAATGACATCTGTGCGCCATTCTTCTCTGTAACGTCAGCATCATTCCGTCACAATCCGCGTATTGTTGCAAGCAATGTTAGACACGGTGTGCCTGGCGAGTCTTATACATTGTTCGAAACCAATCAGCGCGGCAGTTATGAATTCACTGATTGCAAATTTGAGCGTATACGAGCTTTTAGTGGAACAGACCCTAACGGCCCTGTAAGTATCAAAATGAAAGGAGGTAAGCTATGGAGCGCATCTACTACATTGAGCCCTATAGACGGAACTACAGCACACGAGATCGACCTTGATAATGTGCAGATTATCTGTGCTTTCTTGTCGCAAGACCAGACTACACTACCTGTTACACGAGGCATGATCAGTCGGGCAGTTGTACGAAACTGTGAGTTTTGGGATGTGACAGGGGTTAAACAGTCCAGCTTGCCGTTTGCTACTGTAGAGTCAACATCTGCCACCATGTCAGTTCCATTTAAAGTTGGACAGCATTTTGTTATCGCTACCGGCTTTTCTGCGGGAGGAACATATACTCTCACTAACGCAAGAGCGATTGGTATATCTGGAGCTAAGCAGAATTTCAACATTGGATCTGCTGGCAATCTAATACTAACCTACACAGTGTCAGGGCAGAACGTCACGCAAATAGTAATGACTTCTCCTGCCAGCAATGACATAAGAACCCTATCAATCACTTAAATGCACAGCATTTGTACAAATTAAATAAATATCGGGGCTTGCCACCCCGATATTTATAAATTGAATTGTTAGATTATTTTCTTAACAATTAGCTGAGTTATTGTGTGAGCCTTTACAAGGTCTAGAATAGTGCTTGATGATTTAGGATTGACAGGAACTTTATTTAACCTGCTATCCAAATATTCAATCAACAATGTGGCCGATTTGAAATCAGGAGATCTGCGTTTTGTTGAAGGTTCGCTCAGCATTGTGAAAATTAATTTTCTATTGCTAAATGGGGATACCTCATCCATTGCGATATCTTGCTCTAAGGGGAACATAGACCCCCATATTGCCATTCTTTGCTCCCAGTAGAAAAGATCGGTAATTGATATGTTGTTATCTTGAGAATATCTTTTAGCTCCAGTTAAGGTTAACCAATCATTAATCTTTCTTTCCAGTATTGGCCATTTTTTAGTTCCAGAAAGTATGGAGAGCGATTTAGCGCTAAATCCAAATATTGATGTGCCATAATACGACCTGAATATCTCTGCGCCATTACCATTAATGTTCACCTTTTCAAAGTGAGATTTTTTATAGTGGTAGTATATATTATCAATCTTAGGCAAATCCCTCCCACCAAGAACTGTTTTTTTGATTTCATTTTTGAACTCATTTGGTGCGGACGGAGGGGTTATAGCATTGAAATTTACACCAACTATCTTGGATAGCTCTTTGGGAATGGACACATCTTCGTGGCTTGAGTTTTCTTATCCAAACACATAATAATCGATGCTATCTTTAACAGATTCAGATGCCGCAAGAAGAATCCTGCTGTCAATGCCAGCAGTTATAGGCTGCATCAATTTATACCTTTCAGAGAGTGCTGAAATTGTATTCTTTAGCATGGATGCCGAGATGGCAATTGCATCACCACCAATCCTTGGGGGAGGCATGCGATGCAACGAAAAATCACGTATAGACAGGTAGTGGTTTGGTATTAAATATCTGAACCTTTCATCTATAGAAGTTACCCCAAACCATGGGCTTTCTTTTCTTCTGTAGGCTTCATCACGCATCATCTCTTTTATATTTTCATTAATAACTGTGTTAAATCCAAATATGTGAGCAGCGTAATTTTCAGATGAAGTAATTAATTTTGCGCCATTATGCATCATAAATAGCGCTCTTTTGAATCCGCAAGCATCAGTCAGCATATATACATCTGAATTTATGATGAAAGCAATTACGTACCTTCCCGCCATCCCATCGGTAAATTCGAAAACACTTTCAAGGCTGTCGCATGATGATACAGCGTCTACTATATCTCTAGGCGACATGCCAGGGTCGCAACTATTGATGATTTTGCCTATGATTAGGCAATTGTCATTAGCGCAAACCTCTGATCCCTCCCCTAGGTGTACGCTCATTCCGTGCCATTCCATGTCGGGGGTGATGTTTCCTCTTAGCGAGGAGTCTGATATAGCATATTGATTTCTGAACATTATTAACTCCATCCTGGCTCAATTTCAGAACATTTGAGCATGTTGATAACACCTATTGATGTGTACTTGGCAAATAACTTTAACATGATAAAAATCAGTGAATTCTGAAAGGTCTGAAGTGTAGCACCACAAAGACTATTGATCGATACCGCCGATCGATAATACTGTATGCATATACAGTAACTATCGGAGGTAAGTTATGGGGTTCCCGAGTCCAGCTGCTGATTACGTTGAAGCGCGCCTGTCACTTGATGAGGCGCTTATCATGAAACCTGCTGCTACGTACTACATGCGGGCGGGGGAGACTATCTACAGGTGCGGCATCATGAAAGATGCGCTCCTTGTCATCGACTCGTCGCTTAAGCCGTGTGACGGCTCGCTGCTTATTTGTGACTGTAACGGCGAGTTTAAAGTAAAGAGGTATCGCACATACCCGCAACCGCATCTTGAGAATGTGGCGAACGGGAGAAAGGAAAGGTTGCCTGGTAACGATGAAGGCATAAGCGGTGCGCTACCAATATTTGGAGTCATCACGTACATCATCAACGATGCGCGAACAGGTGAGTTTGATGACTGTCCGGTGATGTGA